TGGGTTTTCTGTGTCATAATAAATACCATTTACACGTTCACAAACAACATTATCATCAACCCAAATCTTTCCACTATCTGTAATAGCATCGAGCATACATTTAAAATAGTTATTGCAATCCATATCAACCCGTGGGAAATAGAAAATACAATCTACATAAAAGTGTTGTGTTTTATTCGGAGTTAAATTCCATCCTTGTTCTTTTACTTGTTTGGCAACATACCTTGCAAACCTCGCTTGATACCGTGTAGCTTCTGGTGTTTTATAACTCATAGCTAATGGTTTACCATTTCGCATAATTGCACGATATGCTAAATAATGATTTACAGATGGTGGAATTTCCGATACCAAATTTAAAGTCATCTTATTCCTCCATAAGATTAAAAATGGGAGGACATAAGCCCTCCCACTTTTCATTAATCTGTTTTCTTTTTAGGTCTACCACGAGTACGCTTCTGCTCTGGATTACCGACATTCACTTTCTTGTCATCCGTAGACACTGTTGTGTCCGGGGCATCAGAGGGCTTTTGTCGTGCAGCCTGAACACGGCGCAAATATTCAGCACCACATTCAGGGCCGCAAGCAATTTCACGATAATTGAATGCACCAAGCGCACCACTTGTTTTATTACAAGGGGTAAACATCTTTCCGCATACACGACATGGAATGGAACGTGTCGCCATATTCAATCACCTCAATTAAGCAAAAGTGGCATTCTTAAAGTTCAATGTGACAACTTCCTTACCATCAACATCAATAGTGAAAGTGGTATTCTTATCAGAAACACGGAAAAGAATATCAGGATCAAAAGCCATATTCTCTTTTCCTGCTTTCGCTACGCCGTTAGTTTTCAAAGTCATCTTAGTACCTGTCTGTGTAAGATGCAGCGGGAAATAATGTCCAGACTGTTCATTTACATCAGAAGAATTGAATTCAGTAAATCCACTTACATTTTTAAGTGTACCTGTTACAGTACCGTCAGCATACACCTTTACATCTGTTCCAATTAAATCAGAAACCGACTTGCCCAATAGAGTCTGACCTTGGGCTGGAATGGTAAGGCGGTCAGACCCAATTAAGGGTTTCCAGCCGCCCCCGTATCATCAGCATCCTCGGCATCTGCGCCAAAGACTGTCAAATCCCAAAACTTAGTGCCACCAGTAGTACAAGCAGAAGCCAAGCTGGTTGCCTCAAAGCCATGAGTAGTCTGACTATCACCCATTGCAAGATCAAATGCACCAGTAAAGTCAGCATAAGGAAGATAGAACTGAATGTGATAAATGTTGTGGCACTTATCTTCAGCCAGACCATCCACATACATCTCAACAGTTTCAGAATAGTTATCAGAAATATTGCTGATAACATCACCCTCAACATTGCGAGTGTAATACACAACAATAGCTGTACCATTCTCAATCTCATCAGCAGCAAATGTCAGTTCCTTGGTCGCAGGATCATAAGCAAACTTACCCTCGGCAGCAGTAGCATCCTGAGACAGCCGCTTCTTGATAGTGCCATCAGAATTCTTAACAATCACTTCCTGAATCTCATTACCAGCAGTACCAACCGCCTTATACTTGGTAGAGGCCTTATTATCAGTAACCACCAGATAATCAGGGAACTTGACAGGAGTAGAAGCCCGATGCTCACCAGCAGAACCGACCTCAACCTCAACAAGACCCATAGACACCATACCGTTAGTACCAGACACGGTAACAGACTTATTCTGCTTCAACTGACCAATAGTGCGACCACCCTTACCAGTCAGAGCAGTATTATCCTGACTATTGGCAATAGTAGCATTCTGCAATTCATCCAGAGTAAACCGATGTGCGCCGCCATTAATACCAAACGCCATAATAGTCTCAAGACTTGTAATAGACAGATCATTAACAACAACCTTAGACATATTGAATCCTCCTTTATTTTTACAAAATAAAAATCACCAGAATGTATTATTCCGGCGATAACCAACTAATTTTCTCCCAATCAATTTTATCTTTATCAACAGTTCCAAAGTAAACACCGTTCATCGTCTGATCCCAATGCTTCTTCTTTTGAATCTGTCGCCAACTTGCATTCAACTTATATACACTAAGCCCCATAACTGTTTCATAGTTATATGGAAATTCCTCCGTATTAACAAGAGAAATAATCATACTTTCTAAAAATGACTTGTACGGCTTCTTTGCAAGTCGTTGTTTTGTTTTGCGTTTGCGTTCAATTAAATATCTTTTGGCCTCTGCATTTCCAGCACGACCAACAGGAGCCTCCCAAAAATGAATCTTACGTATCGCATTGCAGATTTCTAAAGCAATCATTTGATCAATCACAATATCATTATTCTTATCCCAAAGAACCTTTTCTCCATTTTTGGGATTTACAGCCTCTTGAAAATTCTTTAAATTCAAATTCCCAAAAAAAATAGTCGTATCATCTTCATTTATGGCAATAGATTCCATCATCAGAACAAACAACTGATAATCTGTAATTGATTCATAGTCAATCCCAATATCATCAAGTTCAACCATCAAGTCAAATGGTGTTGCTACTAAAGTTTGAACTGTACTGTAATACTTTTGATCTCCAAAATCAAAGATTTCATCAACTGTTGGAACATGAACCGAAATCTTATCATTTACTTTGTATTCATTGACTTTAAGTAAATTTGGCTTTTGAATCATACTTCAGCACCCGCCCTTAATCACCATTAATTGTAGGACGATTAAACTCCGAAACAGTATATTCTAATGAAATACCATGAAATTTAGGTGAAGGACTAATATCATTGATTTCAACCAATTTCATTCTTCCTACACCAAAGTCCATTGTTCCATTAAACAAATCTTCAATCCTCTCAGCAATTAAATCATAACGCAATCCATCACTTGTACGAATATTATCTTGATGAACAAAGACATAAAAAACAATCGACATTTTTTTAAATGTCTTATTCATTACATCTGGAACATAAATACGATGGCAAATAAAAGTACCCGTATCCTTTATCGCATCAGGCGTATAGGCATACGGATAAATTTGTTTATACATCAAATCTCGATCTGGAATTGGTGACTTTGGCTTATCGTTAATCAAATCAACAATTTTTTGATCGCTACAAAGTTTCTGATTAATCCTACTGCGAAATTCTGTCAACTCACGTAACATAGCCATAATATCACCTCAAATCCACATATCTGGTTTATCTTTCAATTCTGCACCAGTTCCAACAGGATCAAAATAGTAATCAGCAATCATCAATTCTTTATTGTCTCGCTTTGGATCGAACTGATCTTCAGCAACAGTTAAATGAATATATCCTCTTTCCCCCGCATCTGAATAACTAATAGTATCAGATTGCTTCACTTCAAAAGCTGTTGGCTTTTCTAAGTTTCTATCTAATAGGAAACGAAATCCACCATCAATCAAACGTGTATGTTCATCGAATGTGATATATACAATCATTTGTGATGTACCAATAGTCATATGTAATTTTTCATCATACCTATCAGTTTCGCCGCTACCATACTGCGTAGAGTTAATAACGCTAATTGGATACTCAACAATTTCTTTTGTCAACGGAGAAAAGAATTTAACCTTATGATTGCAAAATGACAAAGTTCCTTCCCACTGAATGCCATGCAAATTATTGGCATTCACACATAGCCAATACCCATGTTCAGGCCAAGGAATCACATCACCCATATAAATCGGCTCATGAATCATTGTTTGAATATTTGCTTGTGCTGGCGAAGTAGAACGATACCGCTGCGTATAAATACGAGGGTGAATAAGTCGTTCTGAATTCCATATAGTTACACCATCAGGAATATAGGAAGGATCGTCTGCGAAAGTCTCTTGAAGCAAATGCAAAGCATTATGAATTTGCTCGTTGCGCATCATATTCCCTCCAGCATTCATCCTACGAAGGAAATTCTGATAACCTCCCACAAACAATCACCTCCTAATCTTCACGCTTAATCCAGCGATACCGTGACAATAGGGTTTCATTGTTTTTCCTATACATTTCACGTACTTCTATTGCTTTACTCAAATGGTTAGCTGGTGAAAACGCATTAAAATCTTTACTTGAAAGTGTTGGCTTTAACATAAGTGGTACACGGATATAATTACTATCAAGATATTCAATTACCATATAATTTGATAGAATTTCAATTTCCGTATCATTTAACTTGCACTTAAATTTGACTTTGTTCCTTTGTGATAAATCTTGTCTACAACCTCTAAAGGCCGCAATCGCAGGACGTAAATAATCTGAAAGAATTTCATATACTTCATCTTCTTCCAAATGTATAAAGTCATAGTTCTTTATTTTTGATAAAACACTCTCATAAAGTTCGGTGTAAGGTGTACCCATAAGGAATCGCCTCC